AAATACCAACGTTTTCAAATTGTTTAACAAGAAGAGTTTTTCCAGTAACAAAAAGATTACTCATAGCCTCTTGTGCTTCAGTATTAAAATTATATATTAAATGTGATCCTGCATGCAAAAAATGATAATCTCTTGCTTTTACATCATTCGTTTTTAATGCTCTTGAAACTGATTGCCAATACTTTTTAAATTTACCTGCACCATAACCCATTTGATAAGCATGATCTATTAATGCACTTTGTCTACTAGCACTAATTGTAGTAAAGTTTGGAAACTCTTTAGTAAACTGCCTATAAAGTCTTGTTACTTTATTTCTAAATATCTTTTGAGATTGTTCTTTTGTAACAACAATACCTTGTGTTTTTGAATATTCTTCTATATCTGCAAGTGTAAATTTTCCTGATGGCACACCTGAAAGCATTTTTTGTAGTTCTTTTACTTTGGCTCTACCATCTGCACTAAGAATAGCAAGATCATCATCTGTTAAAAACTTTATATTAAATCCTGCACCAATAGATATTGTTGCATTAGCTCCAACCCCATCTTCATAACCATATCCATTATAGCCTTCTATATCTCCTAGATATTCAATAACCTCAACAGCATCATCAACTATTTGAATAGCTACATCTTCATCAAAGTTTTCTTGCAATGCTTTCTTAACTAAAGGATTTTTTTCCTGCTCTTGTTCTTTTATAATATTATTGTAAATATATTGCCATGCAGGATTTTGTGAACCTTTACTGCCAAGTTCAGGCAAATCACTTTGTATTGCATCTATATCTATATCTATATCTATATCTTTTCTTTCAAATAGATCTAATAAATAGTTCAAGCCTTTAGTAAATATATTTTCTTTTGGCACAATCATAGTTTGATCAAAATCTTCCTCAGTACGTCTATCTATTTCAGCAACACCAACATTACCCAATGATTCAAACTTCGTATCTATTTGTTTATTCATGCCGCCATATTGTTCTCGTAGATTTTTTATGGCAAAGAAGTTATTTTTATTTAGATCTATTGTTGTTAGAACAGTATCAATATCATTCTTAGTCATTGTTCTACTGTCATAGTTCTTAGCTAAAGCTATTTTTTCTAATTCTTTATAATGTGTTATCAGTGCTTTATTAACATCTTTTGTATTTATGGTTATATCAGTTCCATCAAATGCTTTAATTGGAACTCTATCTTCATCAACCATAGTCCAGATCATATCAGCACCACCTGCATTTTGATAGCTAGGTAAGAATTTTGCATTACCACCTTCACCTGCTCTAAATTCCTCTATCACAGTAGTTGTTGCAGTCTTTTTAAATTCATGTGGCATAGCATCATAGTTTCTGCTTGTTGCAAGTTTATTGTTTACATGATCTAGAAAGATGTTCTGTGATTCTTGATTTCTATAATAGTTTTTATATGACACATTAGTTTTGCCACCTAATTTATTTCCAAATAATTGAAATGTTTCATCTTCATCTGTTACATATAACTTATCATATGTATTATTTAAAACATCAACAATGTTACCTATATTAAAATTCACTGGCTCACCATTATCATCATCTTTTAGTTTTCCTGCATGAAGAAGTGCTTTTACAAATGGTGCAAACTCTTGGTAGAACTGACCATCTATGTCTGTTTTAGAAAGAATTGCAAACGGAACATCAGATGCACTAGTAGCCTTTAAATCAAAATCTAAATTATATTCCATCAATAATTTATCTGAACCTTCTTTTGAACCTGCAGATTGATTTGCAATTTTAAATGCTCGTAATAAATAATCATCTCCACCAACATCAACTATCTTTTTAATTATGGCAAATCGTTTTTCAATGTCCTGATATTCATTTGGATATCTGAATGAAACCATATTTTCACCTTGAACCTTTGAAATATTATTCCAAGTATTTAAAAGTTTTGCGGCAACAATCTTTTTTTGTTCTCGAGGTAACTCACCAAATACAGACATGATATTATTATTACTAAAAGCCTCGTAAAGACTTTCTGGCAGTATAGTAGACTTTCTAAGATCTGATAATATTGCAGTATATTTATTGCTGTCTTGTGGTAGCATCATAAAAGATCTTATATCTAATGTGCCATGATCATTCTCTAATCCTAACTGATACTCTTTTCTACTAGGTGTACTATTAGTATGATAGCCAGTTGATTTCATTTTTGATGATGCCATTTTACCTTTTGCAATATTTGCAACACTACCCATAGCCTTTGTTGCATCACCTGATTGGTTACTTAATATACCAGTTATTGTTTGTCTATCTGAATAAGTATATTGAAATGAATCTTTTAATTCTGATGCTATACGCAAATCTGATTCTGTAATAGCATTATCTGTCAAAAATAAATATGACTTTGCTTCAGGAGAAATAGTTTTACCTTGAAAAGCAAGTTCTAAAAATTTGATTGCTTTACCATCTGTAGGGTTCTTATCAATGATAGATTGCAATACACCAAGTGAAGAGTTTATCCTCATCTTTCTTTTTAGTTCTTTTATTGCAGGTGCGGCTAACCCATTAGGTTTGCCTTTTAATGACTCTATCCGTGCTAATATTTCTTTCTCTGCTTCTGCAATATCTTCTCGTAAATCAATTCTTGTCTCTTCAGCATCAACTCCTGAGTCAGCAATACTGTTAGAATTATAATTTAAACCTTCTAATTCTTGTATTTGTTCTTCAATTATAATTTTTTCATTTTCATTAGCTATTCTGTTTTCTTGTGCAATCTTATCATTTAATATTTTATTAGAGTGCAATACTGCCTGATTCTGCACCTTAGAAAGAAAAGCAGGAATAAAGTCTGCCATATCATTTTGTTTAAAGGATTCTATATGACCTTTGATATATTCTCTAGTAGCTAAATCAAATCCATCTTTATCGAACTTACCATCTTTTGTATACTCTGCATGAAGCTCACTAAACCTAGATTTTGATCTTATAAGAATATCATTCGCATATCTTGTACTTAATATTTGATTAAACTTTGCTTGTCCTACTGCTGTTACTTCAGGCTTTTCAAACTTTAATTTACCTTTATCATCTCTTATTGCTAATGTATTTGCTTTCTTAACATCACCTGCTACAGCTTCTTTTTCAGCTTCTGCCCAAAATATCTTTTGCATTGAGTTACCAAACTCAGCCACAGACAGACCTAGTTGCCTTGCACCAGTGTCAGCAGCAACTACACCAACTGGTTTATTCACAAAAGATGTACGTTTTGATCTTATAAATTCTACCATTATTAAACCTGACTAGCCTGATAACCACCTGATACTAAAGCACCAAATGCTTTTAATCTATATGCCTTACTTAAATTACTTGCCTTTAGTTGTGTCATTTGTGCTTGTTGTGCAAACTTAGATCCTTCAGCTAAAGCCTGATAGTTTGCTCGTTGTATAGTTTGTATATTATCTTTATCCGCTTTTTTCATAATTGCTTTTAGAGATCTATCAGATCCCATGTCTCTTCCTTTGACACCACTGATTGCGGCATTTGTATCCTTAAATGATTGTAGATTTTCCATAATAGAATTATGTTCTTGTAAGGCTTGTAGCTTCCTGATCTTAGCTTGAGTCTTTATATTACGAGCAGTTAAAGCACCTTCCATCTTAGCTGCTCTTGCTGCATCACTATATCCTTTTGCCGTAACAAATGCTGATCCTATTGCTAATGCTATTGTTAAACTCAAAATGCCACCTCTACTATCATTCCGTTAATCTGTAAATCCAAAGGAAAAGACTGTGATACTATAACTCTTGGATCACGACTATATCCCAATAACCTAAACTCCTCTTTACCAGTGACAGAAGATCTTTCCATCAAACCACCTGACACACTATCCGTTGTATTCCTGATAACCAAGTCTCTTGTTGTTGATGTATCACTTGGTCCTTGAACACTAACTGCTAATGTTGAGAACAAATCTAATACTACTTTAGGTATTTGTCTAGGCTCACCAGTCAAAGGACCACCTTGTATAGAAGCATCTATAGGTAAAGTCTTTAGTGTAGGAGTAAAACCATAACCAATAAATGCCTGAGATAATCCACTCTTAACTGCACTAGCATCTATTGCTGCACCTGACACAGTAAACGATCCAAGAAAGTCATTACCATTTGTAGCCTTTACAACTGCATCATTGGCAAAATGTGATCCCAAACTACCAAAGGCACTACTGCTCCCACTGAATGTATCACAGAAATCCATAGGCAT